CTCGAACTCGCCGGCCGCTACCTGCGTGCGCAGCGCCGTCTCCAGGTACTCGATCTGCGCGCGAACGGCAAGCCGGCCTTCGGCCGGATCTGGTATCGCCAGTTGCACTGACGCCGGTTCGCTCATGTGTTGCACGAGAACATGATGGCGTTGGCAACCGGCGGCTTGGCTAGAGTGCAGATTTCCTCGACCGTCAATATGCCTGAATAGATGCGCACATTGCTGATGTCGCCATCGAACGCGCCAAAGGCGCCAGCACAATCGGAGTATGTCCAGCACCCGCCGTAAGACGTAAAGTTACTGCCGCCAATACGCCAGTACCCGTCATAAGTTTCGGGATAGAATGTTAACGAGCCCTGACTCACGCAATCCAGATACAGCGTGTATTTCCCGCCCGTTGTTAGCAGCACCGCCGCATGATGCCATTTGCCATCGGTTACGGTGCCAGTCGATGACACAAGTTGCGCGCCGAGCGCCCAATGGCCATAGTGCAGCCTTCCGTCTGTCCCGACGTAAATGTGTCGGTCGTATTGAATGCTCACGCCGGCCTGCGTTAACTCAAACCCGAGAATCTTTTGCCCGCAGGCTTCGCTCGTTTTGAACCACGCCGACAGACTAAAATCTTTGGGGTTTGATATCAGGGTCGTCGTGGCAACGAAATTGTCTTTTGCTTTGGCAAACCGCAAGGCATAGCCAACATTATTCGGCCCAGGAACCCATTCTGGTCCATTTGTCGCTGGCCCAACCCCAACGGTGCCACTGGTCGAATAGCGCAGCGTTCCCTCATTGCTGCCGACGACATCGGCAAGGTCGGTACCACTGCCTTCGTGGAAGTCCCAGTGGTGTAGCAGTGTCGCCATTACTTGCTGTTCAAGCTCGCTGTCGCGTGGTAGTTGGTGCCATCAAAGTACATGGCTATCACATCCACGGCGCCGTTGGCCTTCGTCCACGTCGGCACGGTTCCGCCCTGCCACTTCACTGTGCTCGGGAAGGTCGGCGCGTAGTCGCCGGCATAGGCCAGCTTGAGCATCAGGTTGCACACGCCTTCCGGCGGCGCGAACGTGAACGTGCAGGCGGCCGACATGTCCACGCGCTGTTTCTGCCCGGCTTTCCAGTTGATCGTGAGCGCGCTGCCGGTGGCGTTGTTATCTACCTCGCGTCCATAGTTGATCTGTGTCGCCTGCGGATGGTCGAGCGTCTGAGCAATGCGCTGGAACTCGCGCAGCAGGTACTCGCCAAGCTCGCCAGACGACAGCGGCGGCGACTCCGGTTGATATCTCATCGCTCGCCTACCTGAACATATTCCAGGTCGTAGCCCTCCAGCGTGCAGGCGGTATCGCCGTCGAACTGGAACTTGATCGCGTGCAGCCGGCCGGTGCTGCGGACCTCGATCTTGTGGTCTGTGCCCGGCGTGAACGTGTAGGGGCCTTCCCATTGCACGCCAGCATTCGGCGCCGCTCGACTCCCGATAGAGACGCGCATAGGCCCGCCGGTTGCCCGCGGGTAGATGCGCCGCACCATCTTTACTGTTTCGATGTTGTCCAGCACGATGCCGTCGCGCTCGCAATACGAGTCGATGTCGGCGCCGTCGAACTGCGTGGTGAAGTCCAGCAAGTGAATGTCGGCATCATTCGCTGCTAACAACATCTGCGCCGATGGGTTGAAGGCGCGCGACGCCCAGGTCGTCGTATCACTGTCCCAAGACTCGGCGTCGGCATTCCACGTCGATGCGTCGGACGACTCGAACGCGATGCCGTAGCCGATATGGCGCGCCGCCGGAATCTCGCGCCACGACCAAGTGCCGTCTCGCCAGTTCCACACGGCGGCAATGTTGCAATCCGTCGCGCCCGTCTCCGGGTAACACACCCACATCTCTGACCGGCCCAGGTTGCGCACGACATAGGCCTTGCCGTAGTTGGTCTGATCTATGCTTGAAAACACCGCGCGCCGCACCTTCTTGAGCGCAACGCTTTCGATGCTCTGCCCGTCGTGTACGATCAAGTCATCATTGCCAAGCACGAAATGCTTGCCGAAGAACTCTTTCGCGCACCGCTTGCCGAGCGCGCCGGTCGTGCGCGACACGTCAGCGAAGTTCATGACGAACGCGCCGCCTGCATAGGTCATGCGGTGGATCGCATCTTCCTTGTAGATCATGAGCGAGTCGCGCAGCGGCTCGGCATCCAGCAGATAGCCGTTCGTGGCCGCCAGTTCTGATATGCCAGCGTCGTTCGCCGGGTCCGCATAGTCCCAGTCGCTCGGCACGGTCAGCGGGTCTGCCTGATTGCTCCAGTACACCGTTTGTGGGTAGTCGTTGCTGCCGTCACTCCAGCCGAGCGCCACCAGGAAGTTGCGGTAGGGCCGCAGCGTGAATGCCGTGTAGCCCTTCGCTGCCCAGGTGTTCCCGGAGTCCCACTGCAATGACGCCAGCTTGGCGCTCACCCACATCTGTGGGTCGTCAACGCCGTTGCTCAACACCAGTACGCCGTTAAGCACGCCGCCGGTCCACAGGTTCGCCGCGGTGCCGGTATAGTCCACGTCGGCCCCGGTCGTCTGGCGCGTGATATTGGCGTGCGTGGTGCCGTCGTAGCTGTAAACCTTGTCCAGGCCGCAATACACCCAATACGCGTCCGCCGCCTTGGTCACCGGCAGTAGGTAGTATGGCGAGACGGTCGGCGTGGCTATTGACGAGTGCCCAGGGAACTTCTGCACGCTGCCGTCCGCGAAGCGGATGTTCTTGACGCGCGTCCAGGCATTCGGCGGCAGCAACGTCGGATCAGCGTCCTGCACAACACCGATAGCCGCCAGATCGGACACGACCAAAATGGTCATTACAGCACGTCCTCAAGCTCGGCCAGCGACAAAGCATCATCTGCGATCAGCGCATCTGCCTTCGCGCCAGCTTGTTCCTGCGCCTTTGCGCCTGCTACCGCAATGATCTTGGCGCCCAACTCCCTGGCATTGCCGCCACGCACTAGCCCAAGCAATTCCGCTTTCGTCTGCGCGCCGGCCGCAGCGATCGCGCTAGCAAACTCGGCCCATGTCATTTGCTCCATTGCGCTGCGCGTCAGCTTCGGCAGGATGCGCGCCTTGACTTGCTCCTTCGTCAGTGCCATTAGAAGTCTCCTGCGAGGAAACCGGACCTTGCCATGCCATTGGCCGTGATGTGCAGCGCGTGCCACTCGGCACCCGTGATGCTGGTCGTCACCGACAGGCCGCTTTGCGCCGACACGTTGCTTGAATACAGAGCCAGCGCCCAATCTGCCGCGCCCGCTTCAATGTTTTCCAGCGCGTAGCCAGTCGGCGTCGTAATGTCGGTCGTCCCGTCCTCAATGACGCCAGCCAGAATCGATAGGTCGCCAGGCAGCTCAATGTCGAGCGCCGGGAACGTGATGGTGTTGATGGCGGTATCTTGTCCGTCGTAAGCAAGATCCACGTCCGCCGTATCGCCGACGACGATTGCCCACGCCTTCATGTCTTGATCTGTGCTTGTCGATCCGCCCGACGTATAAAAGTTGACGGTCACCGTTTCCGATGTCGTCACCGTCCTCGGGCGCCACCATGCGGCAACATACAGATCCTTGGTCGCGCCAACACCATGCTGCGTCGTCAGCAACTCCGTCCAGCCGGCCGCGCTCTGCAACCACAACACATAATTTTCTGCGGCCGTTTCCGCGCCGGCCGCTAGCAGAATCACCGCCCGATTGTTCGCAATGGGCGTGTCGAGCGTGCCGTCTACGATCTCCCATCTATCGCCCAGCGTGTTCGCAATCGTCACCGTGCATTGGCTGCCGCTGACCGTTCCCTCAATGATCTTCAGGATGTTCATTCGGCGAAGTTCTGCAAATACGAGCCGAAGTAGTTCGCGCCGTCGTAATAAAACCCGTACACATCCACCCGGTTTACGATCTGTGTCTGCGTCGGCGCCGTGCCGCCTGGCCATTTGACAGTCGCCGGCCACGTCACCGTATAGGTCGATGACGAGCCTTGCTTGACCTTTAAGACCAGCCCACTGGTCGGGCCAGCCGGCGCCGTGAACGTCAACGTGACGCTGCCGCTCAGGGTCTTGGCTTGCTTGAGTCCGGCCGTCCAGTCCACTGCCGTTCCGGACACCGTGACGACGCCGTTGAACGTCGCGGTCCTAATACCGCTAATGTCGTTGTCGCCCATCGCGATGTCGCCGGTCATGGTGCCGCCGGCCTTCGGGAGTTTTGCGTCGAGTTGCGTCTGCACGGCAGACGTGACGCCATCAACGTAATTCAGTTCCGTATGCGTGGCCGACACCGCGCCGCCGACGTTCGGGAACGACGCCAGTAGCACAGACTTGATGAGCCGTAGGTGATTGTCGCCCTCGCTCTTTGGGTCGGCGCCGTCAGGGTTGGTCGCCACCAAATCATCAATGTAGGTCGCGCTTTCAACAGTCACGGAGTACCTCCCTCAACCTGCATGTCGGTGCGGCCGATGCTGTCGAGCGCGCTCTGCGCCGTTACTTGCTCCAGCGCCGCTTCATATTTCGCTTGCCACAGTGGCACGCGCGGGTCGTTGACCTTGTACAACTCGGCCTGCACCAGGCTGCCGAACAGGTACACGTCCTGGTGCGCGGCCAGTAGCCAATTGCTCGTGTTGCTGTTGGACAACGCGGCGAGCCGCTGCCAATACCGCAGCGTGTACGCATACACCGCGTCCGGGGTCGGGAACAGGCGCGCATTGGCGCCCTCCAGCACATAGCGCGACGGCTCGCCGTTGCCCTCGGCATAAAACCCGTCCAGGGCCACACCGGCCGGGATCTGCCGCAGCGACCGCTCGCCTTCACCGGTTGTGATCGATAGGGAGAACACGCCGCCGAAGTCCGTCGGCAACGCCAGCGTGGCCGTTGCGGCCACCGTGTTGCCGGTGACCTCTCCCAAGTTCTCGCGGATGCGCAGGCGCCGACTGATGTCCGCCTCGGCCAGCGCAATGAACTCTTGCACGCGCGCCGCAAGCAGGACGTTCGCTCCCGTGTCGTCGAGCCAGTTCTGGACGGCCGTCTGCAGCTCGCTGTACGTCGAGATGGCCATCAGGCCTCACCCATCGCCGATTGCAAGCGGCGCTGCAGGGTGGCGGCCGACTCGCGCGCGTCCACCTTCAGGCCCATCGCCTTGAGCGCGAACGACAGATCCTCTTTGGTATTGCCGCGCGGCGCCTGCACTGGCGAGCCCGCGCCCATCGGCCGGTAGCCGCGGCGCCACTGCGATTTAGGGATGCCCACCGTCTCCAGGGGGTCGAACTCCGGCGCATCGTCGGCCAGGTAGCGAATCTCGGCCCCCGGCGGCGCCAGCGGCTTGACCACTACCTCGACGCTCTTTTCGTCGCAGCGCCGGCCGGTGGCATCCTCGTAGATGCCGCGCTTGATGTCGTCTGACACCTCCTCAAGCCCGTAGCCGTGCTTGTCCACCAGCATCTCGATAAACGGGTGGTTGTGCTTGGTGAGGTCGAACACGCGATTGAAGCCGTCCGGCAGGAACACTCGGCACATGACGGCCGAGCCGTCGTACAGCGGTTTGTACAGTCGAAATCTCATACCTTGCCCTCGCTGGTCCGCCATCGGCGGTTGTCACGGTCGTTGAGCCAGCGGCGGAAACGGCTCTCGTCGAGTACCGTGCCGCAGCCCTTGTCGATGATGCCCTGATGAATCAGCTCGGCCAGCAGCACGCCACTGATGCGCGCCACCGGCCGCATGTCAGTCCCAAGGCCCTTGCCAACGGCGTTGCGCTGGGCGTCGTTGATCGCCAGCAGGTCCGTCACATCCTCCTCGTGACGAATCACCACGCCAGCGCCGTCGTCCGTCACGTCCACGAGCGTGCGCGCCCACGGGTTCAGATCGCTATGCAGCACTCTTGCCATAGGCCTCGTCCATTTGCTTGATCT